CATTGTAATCTCTCCCTCTAATGGGTACATTTTAGCCTGCTCAATCATACTTGCTAAAGCAGCCTTACCGTGTTTAACTAAAACTTCATTAGCGTCTTTACAGCCATTAAAAAAAGATGGGGTAGCGATAGCCCCCCTATAGCCAACCCAATGCAAAGGAAAGGAAAGGAAAGGAAAGGAAATTTTAATACAATGCCGATAGTTGCTGATTTTAATGGTTTACCAGAAGTTAAAGTAGGGTCTGCTATACAGCTTCTAAAAATAACAAAGCAAGTTGATGTGTCTAATGAAGATGTTACGGGGTTATGGGAAGTTTTTAAAGAGCAGTCATTAACAGGTAAAAAATATTATTCAGATGAAGATGCGGTTTATAGCCACTTCATAAATTGGGTTAAGGATAAGAGGTTTACAGCTAAACAGATTATTATTGATAACGATGGTAAAAAAAGGTTAAGCCCTAACGCTTTTGTATGATTTCAGAAAACAGTATAAACGAAATAAAAGCAAGTGTAGTTACCTATGATGTGGTAAGTTCATTTATTTCTCTAAAAAAGAAAGGGGCTGATTTTATTGCCTGTTGCCCATACCATACTGAAAAATCTCCTTCGTTTTCGGTATCACCAAGTAAAAATATTTATAAATGTTTTGGTTGTGGTAAGTCAGGTGACGGAATTACTTTTCTTATGGAACATGAAAAAATGGATTTTATTGATGCGTTAAAATGGATTGCAGCTAAAAATAATATTACTATTGAGGAAGTGGGGAATAGAAAACAAGTAACTAAACCAATACCACGTTTAGAAAAATTAAGCCCTGAAACTATTGATTGGTTTGAAAAGCATAGGGGAATATCAAATAATACCTTGTTGCGATTTGGGATTACGGAATGTATGGAATGGATGCCAAAAGCACAAGCATCTGTTAAGACTATTTGCTTTAACTACTTTAAAAATGAGCAATTAGTAAACATAAAGTACAGGGCAAAAAATAAGGATTTCAAATTAGTTAAAGATGCGGAATTGATATTTTATAATCTTGATGCCATAAAAGATGAAGATACTGTTTACATTACAGAAGGTGAAATAGACGCTATGTCATTGTATGAAATTGGAGTTTATAATGTTGTGTCTGTTCCCAACGGGGCTGCTGTTTCAGGTACTCAAAAATTAGAGTATTTAGATAATTGCTACAAATATTTTACAGCAAAAACAAAGATTGTGTTAATGGTTGATAATGATGTGGCAGGAATGAAATTAAGGGATGAATTGGCAAGAAGGTTAGGGTATTCAAAATGTTGGGTTGTAACGTATTTTAATGGCTGTAAAGACGCTAATGAAGTTTTAGTTAAACACGGTAAGGCTGCTTTAGCAAGTATGATTGAGCAGGCTAAAATGTACCCATTAGAGGGAGAGATTACAATGGATGATATGTATGAAACGGTTGTTGATTTTTATGATAAGGGATACCCATTAGGTGCAGCATCAGGTGTGTCAGCATCGTTTGATGAATTACTTACTTTTTATCCGGGGCAATTGACTATTATTACAGGAATACCGGGGAGTGGTAAAAGTGAATTTGTTGATTGGTTAATGGCTTCTATATCAAAAAAACATGGTTGGGATTGGGGTATATGTAGCTTTGAGTGTGACCCACCTTTTCATGTAACAAAGCTGGCTGAAAAATATACAGATAAATCATTTGGATTTAGAAAGAATATAGACCAAAGAATGAGTAAAGATGAATTTGAAGATGCTATTGGCTTTGTAGATAAGTACTTTCATTTTATGAATTTAAGTCTTGTAGATATTTCTATTGAGGGGCTTATTGCAAAAGCAGAGGAGTTTGTTTTACGGTATGGTATAAAAGGCTTTTTATTTGACCCGTGGAATTGTATAGAACCAAAATCAGAAGGGGAAGATAACACCAGTATAATTTTACAAAGGTTGAATAAATTAATTGCTTTTTTAGACAAGTACAAAGTGCATGGGTTTTTAATTGCCCACCCAACAAAACTTAGAAAAGATGTACAGACAAAAAAATACGAAATACCTAACCTTTACAGCATTAGTGGCTCTGCTCATTTTTTCAATAGAACGCATAACGGAATGAGTATTTATAGGGACTTTGAAACTAATCAAGTAGATGTATATGTTCAAAAAGTAAAATGGAGTTGGTTAGGTAAATTGGGTTATTGTAGCTATAATTTTGATACCTACACAAGAAAGTATATCCCAATTTAAAAAGCCCACTACTAAGAATAGTAACGGGCTTACCTTATCAAATCCTTATGAAAAAAAACTACAAGGAATAAAGTTAATAAAATATTCTTTAAAATACTTGCAGAATTAATTTATTTGTTTTACTTTTGATTTAACGAAAAGGGCTTTGTGTTCGTTGCTGAATTTGAAAAACTTTCAGCCCGTACCCAATGCTGAAAAACTTTTTGTTTTACAAGTTATGCAAAAAGCTGATAGTAATTCGTCTGCTGGAGCAGAAGTTGATAGCGAACAAAAAGCCGAAGTAACAACGTCCAGCAGCAATGACACAAAACACCATGTTGTAGGCAGCCAAAGTAACGGAACACCGTTAGAGATATTTTATAAAACTGGGAATGTCTATCACAAGTCGTTACTTAACCATGGCTTGGAAAGTCCAAATCTTGCTTTGTAAGTCATACCCTCTTGATAACATTTCAGGGTTGGTGGTTTTTTCTCCGTGTCCTAAAAAAGCACTTACACCGCCAATAGGTTGCCATCCTTCTGAAATTAATTGGGTTACTTCATCGGAAAATTTACTACCACCCTCAACGCCAACTACAATTTTGTACTCTTTAATTTGTTGCATAATGTATAATTTTTGGTTAAAAAAAATATCTATACCATTGTATCGTTTATTTGTTATAGTGCCACTACAAAAAAAGATGAAAAAGGCAACATACAAAGAATACAATGAACTCCAATTGGCTATAAAATCAGGAGATATTGAAAAAATAAAAAAAGCTGGAACTAAATGGAACTTATCCCTTTTAAAATTTCGTCAGCAGCATTTAGGTCTGTCTGTCTAACGTATATAAGTGGGCTTAATGGCTTAGTGTTTGGTATCATAAAAAACTCTCTAATAACTAACATATTTTTTGTGATACTATCAATTTTATAATACCGCTTATCATATTTACCAATATCGAAATAGAATCTCGTAGTCATATCTAATGGGCCTTCGCTTACATCAAAAGCTACCCCATATTCTGTTTTAAATGTTTCTTTATTAATAACAGTAACGGGAGCCATTTTTAACAACTTATCGTTAAAGTCAAAAATAAAGTGTTGGTCTATTTGCTCACAATACCAATGTCCGACTATTTTAGAACACATTTCTTTTAATTCCTCTAATATTGATTTACTCATATTTTATTTGTTTTCTGTCCAAAAACATAATTAAAAAACGTACTCTGTCCTATTGGTTGACTACAACACTGGATTTGCGAAGGTATTGCCACTAATAATGCAAAAAGCCGAACAAGGTGTCCGGCAATACTTTTGCAAATGCAGCTATTAAAAAATAAATTTTGAAATAAGAGAAAAGGATATTACCTTTGATTTCAAGTAGCATTACTAAGTTTTAAAAATAAACTTCCAGAACAAATGAAATTATCTATTATTAAATCAGTCTTATCGGAGTGTGGGTTCTTCGCCTTTTGGCTAAGTTCTGGAAGTAATGCACCCCTGCACTCCGATAAGGCTTAAAAATACTTTTGTAATATTGTACATCAAATCAAATAAACAAGTAAATGATACATCTACAGCCACAAGGGGATAAGATAATAGTACTACCTACTCCATCAGAAAACTTTAAAACAGAATCAGGATTAGAATTAGTAAGTATGGAATATGAAGAAGGGGAGGTATTGGAAGTTTCCCCTGATTTAAGCCATATCTATAAAGTAGGAGATACAGTTTTATTTCCAAAAGGAGCAGGCAATACAGTAATGTACAAAAAGAAATCCTGCTTGTTTTTAAATGGTAATGGTAGCCCTCGTGGGGATGTTTGGAGCATCATAACTAAAAAGTAAGAAATGGACAAACCTTTGAAAATATTATTTAAGCTACCATCAAGAGGCAGACCTGAAAGATTTTTTAAAGCATTGGATAGTATAACAAACAACCTTCAAGATTTTGAAAATTATCATGTATCATGTACTTTAGACTATGATGATGAAACTATGCACAATTATGACGTTATAGCACGTATAGAAACTTACAAAAATATATCTGTTGAGTGGGGTTTATCTAATTCAAAAATCCATGCAGTAAATCGTGATATTCCTGATATAGAGTGGGATATAATTTGCGTAGGTAGTGATGATATTTATTTTAATCTGTTTGGCTTCGATGCTGCAATAAGAACAGAAATGATGGCAAACTTCCCTGATGGGGACGGGTATTTGCACTTCAACGAAAAAGATAGCGGCAGCGCATTGTGTGTAATGACTTGTTGTGATAAAAAATACTATGACCGCTTTGGATATATTTATCACAATTCCTATGAAGCCCTTTTTTGTGATAACGAACAGATGGCAGTAGCGCAACAATTAGGGAGATACGTTTATATCCCATACTCAATTATGGAACACGCCAACCCTGCTTATGGTTATATCCCAAAAGATGAAATGTTTGAGAGGCAGCAGGCGGTGGGTTGGACAAAAGACATGGCTACCTTTAACGAGCGTAAAGCTAAAAATTTTGACCTATGATAAAGCCGTTACTTACCATAGCAATCCCATATACAGAAGAAAGAGTAGATGATTATTTGAAACTGAAATCTGAATTTGAACGCCAAATAGAAAAGTATAATCTATATAATGAGGTTGAAATAATTTCAGATGCAACAGGTAAAGAGATGCCAATAGGAGAAAAGCGACAACTGTTATACATGGCTTCTAACGGGTTAATGACAGTTCAGTGGGATAGCGATGATTGGATACATTCAGGGGGCTTAAAATTAATGACTGATGCAATAAAGGTAGATATTGGAGCAGACGCAATTGGTTATAAAGAATGGTGTAAAATGGAAGGTAAAGATTACTTTAGCAATCATTCTAACGAGTATTCTGGGTGGTATGGAGATGGTTCACGTTTACTTCACGATGGGTTTCATTACCACAGGAATATATTTTTTAAAGACCCAATAAATACAGAATTAGCAAGGAGTATTGAAGTGCCTAAAATTAGGTGGAATGAGGATGAGCAATTTGCAACACTAATTGCGCCATTAATAAAAAAACAAACTTACATAAACGAATTTATATACATTTATCAATACGAACCAAAAGATAAACCAGAAGAACGTTATGGATTTAACAAGTGAACATAAACCATGTATTATTAATTGCTCTGTAAATGGGTGGTATCCCGCAGGAGCAGACAGACTTGAAAGAAGCCTGTTATATGAAGGGTATGGCGGGGATATTCGTATATGGAAAGATTACCCACAAGGCTGCCCACCGCATGAAGGAGATGGGCAATATAATTTTAAACCTTATTGTTTTAAAGAAGTATTTGATAGCGGGGTGAAGGTTGCCGTTTGGTGTGATTCCTCTTTTTGGTGTGTACGTAATCCTATGCCACTCTTTGACTATGTAAATGAGTTTGGGCTGTACCTATTTAAAAGCGGTTATTTATTAGCAGAAACAGCAACCGATAGACTTTGTGAATATGCAGGAGTTACAAGAGATGAATTAATACAAAATGAAGTAAGTGAATTTGCCACAGGATTAGTGGGCATAAACATAGATAATCCATTAGGCAAACACTTCTTTGAGCAATGGTTTCAGTACATGAAAGATGGAATGTTTGGAGGCAATAGAGTACATGACTTAAATGATAGCCAGCACCCTATTTTTAAATTTTCACGGGAAGACCAATCAGCCGCATCTATGATACTTTATAAAATGGGAGTAAAGACAGCAGGGGAAGACCAAGATTTTCAGGCATACAAAGGAACAGGATATAATGAAAACAAGATTTTATTCTTTATTGGAGGGCTTTAAAATTAATTTATGAAAGCAATCATCAGTAGTACTTATGACGATAAATACCTTTACTTCTTACCAATAGTAACGTACTGCTGGAATAAGTTAGGAGTAGATGTTATATGCTTTATGCCGAATCCGATTAATAAATCTGATGAATGGAAGAGCGATTATATTCCAAAAGGTACGTTAATACAAAACTATTTACCACTGGCAGGTAGGTGTGAAATTATAGTATTTAAGTGTCCCGAACATAAAGAAGCAACCTATGCTCAATGCAGTAGATTATATGGAGCTTGTTTAGATTTACCAGAAGATGAAGTGCTTATTACAAGTGATATAGATATGGCAGTATTTTCAGGATTAATAGATGTTATCGGTAGGATTAATAGTGATGATTACACCAAAAATATGATGACGGTATTGGGTAAAGATTTAGTACCAGAAGGGCAGATGCCAGTATGTTATACATGGGCAACAGTTAAGGATTGGAGAAAGGCTTTTATTTATATCTACGGTAAGGGGGCTTATGATACAGAAGGAGTAAAAACCTATCAACAGTATTTAGATTTACTTTTAGGGGATATAGAAACTGAAAATTTTAGAGGTAATTATTGGAGTAAAGACCAAAATGAATTGTTTAATATCTTTAGTAAAACACCTCATGTAGAGAGCGATAGAAGTAACGGGCAAAATCAATTCGCCCAAAACAGAGTTGACAGGGATGATACCAATTGGAGAGCCTACATTAATGATGATTTAATAGACGCACATCTTTGGCGCAATGGTTACGAAGAACAGAACTTTGCCAACATACTTGAACTACTAAGAATGAAGTTTCCTAATGACGACTTCCAATGGTTAATTGATTACACTAACGCTTATAAACAACTACTATGACAAAAAAAATAGAATCATATAAAGACATTATCGGATGGTTTGACTTTCAAGACATTTATGATTTAGCGGTAGATAAGGCAAAGGATGGTGATAGTTTTTTGGAAGTCGGTTGTTTCATGGGAAAATCAACAGCATACCTACTACAAAAAATAAAAGAAAGTGAAAAGGATATTAGGGTATATGTGATTGATATTTTTGAAGCTGAATGTGAACATCATAATGACTTAATAAAAGAAAAAGGGGGTGGAACACTTTTAGATATATTTAATAAAAATATGGGAGCATTAGATTTAGTACCTTATATATCGGTAGGTAAAAGTGAAGAATGTTATAATAACTTTAATGACGAAACTTTTTCCATGATATTTATAGATGCGGCACATGATTACAAATCAGTAAAATCAGACTTAAATAACTTTTATTCTAAACTCAAATCAGGCGGTATTTTTGCAGGGCATGATTACGGAGAAAAATCTTGCGGTGTAGGGCAGGCAGTTGATGAATTTGTAAAAGAAAACAATCTTAAACTTGATGTTATGACAGCATCATGGATATTAATTAAACCTTAATGAAATGAAAAATTACATTGGAATTAAGAAACATTGGTTTTATGGCAAATTGTTTGTTATTGCGATATATCCACATTTTATATTTAGAATTAACCAAAAAATGATAGGGTTAAACATAGGTACTTTTATATACTATAAGGCGTCTAAAAATATAGAGAATGAAATTCCCTAATGAAGACTTCCAATGGTTAATTGATTTTACTAACGCTTATAAACAACTATTATGAGGCTATTTTTCCAAATGCTGTTAGAGTATAATCTTCGTAGGCACGAAGTCAAAAAAGAGTATTGGAGGTTTCGGGCTGAATTAGAAATTTACAAACAAACACAAATAGCTAAAATCAAACAACTATTATGAATACAGATATTCTTTCATTTGGGCAAAGGCTTGACCCTGAAAACGGATTAGTTGAATGTTGGTTTACTCATGGAGCATTGGATGAAATAAAGTCAATGGATTTGTCGGATAAAAATATACTTATGTTTGGTGCAGGGAAAGGGGATTATTGGCTTGCAAAAAGATGTAAAAAGTTATGTATAGTTGAACGTAATATAGATTGGATTCCTAAAACACTTGAAGATGCTATAGGTATTCAGCTTATGTTAGGGATTAGGCTTAATTATGTTTACAGACCTTGTAATGATAGTAGTGGGATGGATGAAATGTATTGCCAAATACCTGATGGATTTGAACCTGACATAATTATTAATGATGATGCTTATAGGTATGAGGTTTGTGTTATGGCTGAAAAATATTTTAAAAACAAAGAAGGCGGTGGAATATTAATAACGGACAACTGGCAACAATCTTATGTATTTATGTGTCCAGCAGCAGCAGAATTACTACAACCATACGAAGCGTATATCCACGAACAGGCAGACCATTTAGATAATGACGGAATTAACAAATGGAAAACCGCAATACACTTTATAAAATGACAAAAACAATAACACACATAGAAGTACCTAAAGAATGGGAGAGTACTAATGACTGGGATAGCCATAGACCTGCATTATGGTTAGCAGTAACTAAAGGTGGCGACAAAATATGGGAGGTAGGCTGTGGCGAAGGTTCAACTAAACTTCTATACGACTACTGTAAGGCTAACAAAAAATGGTTTACTTCTTTGGAAACAAATAAGGAGTGGTCAGCTAAAATTCCACAATCTTTCCATGTAGAAGATTACATAGGCGTATTAAAAACATATTTGCCTATATCAATATTATTTGTGGATTGCGCCCCTGCTGAAATAAGAAAAGATATAATTAGTGAATTTAAAAATGATACTGATGTTATAATTGTCCATGACAGCGAGAAAAGTAGTCAGTTTTGTTATGATTTAGAACCAACCCTTTCGCAGTTTGAATACAGGCTTGACTATGAGCCTGTCGGTAAGCCGCATACTACCATAATTAGTAGAAAGATAAACGTTTGTGGATGGGTAGATTAAATATAATTTATGATAATCGCAGACCTGAAAAATACGAACCTTTAATTGAAGGGTTAATAGAGCAAGGGATAACGGAGTATAAGATTTGGGATTGTGTAATGTTGCCAAGCGTGGTTGATTCGATAGCAGAAAGCCACAAGGTGATAATACGGGATGCAATGGAACAGGGGCTTGATAGGTGTTTTATAGCAGAGGACGATTTAATGTTTTCTTGTAAAGGGGCATGGGATTACTACTTAAACAATATGCCAAAAGAGTTTGATTTGTACTTAGGTTGTACTTATGTTTTACCAATAAGTAATAATGTAGTGTGCGGATTTCATTTGTATTGCGTAGATAAAAAGTTCTTTCAGCAGATATTGGATGTTCCACGTGGACAGCATATAGACACTTATATGAACGAATTAAAAGGGGATTATAAGTTTTGCTACCCTTTTCCATGTCTGCAAAGGGCTGGATTTAGTGCCAATAACAGAATAGAAGTTAACTACAACTCATTACTAAAAGATGAAGATATTTATAAAGGATGAATCAGTTTATTACTTTTAGGGATAAAGACGAAAATGGGGAGATGCAGTACTATGTTCTGCAACGTGCTTTCCCTCATTTTGTTGGTAGGATTTCGCCAGTACCGATTGAAGGAGCATTAGCCAATGAACCAGTAGCAGGGTATAATCTTTATGTTACCTTTAATGGAACTTTAGTAGGGAATTTAATACCTAATTATAGAAACATACAGGCAGAGATAAGTTCTGTATTTTTGAGTATGGCATTATGGTTTCATGCTGAAAGGGTATTATTGGACACAAGTAGGTTTAAGAAATTTAAAATAAAAAATGATGTTGACAGCCCCACAGAACAGCTTAATAGTTAAGGTAAAGCATAAGTACATTGGGAATATAACTGAACTGTTAAAGCGTTCTGCCATACAGAATAATGCAAGTGTTGACCCATTGGACTTCGTCAATATTATTGGTGAAGTGGTTTCGCTACCCAAGTCAATAATAGATAGGTTTGATTATGAAGGCTATTCTGCAAAGGACATACAGATTGGGGATACAGCCATATTTGCCTATTCAGTAATTGGAGATACTTCTACAACAGAGGACGGGAAGGTAAACTTTAAGAACAGGCTTTGGTATGGAGGGCAGGAATACTTCTTATGCAACATAACCAACCTTTACGGGGTTATACGGAACGGGGAGATAATAATGGTAAACGGATGGGTAATGACAACCACCTTTGAGGAAAGCAAGATAATCCTATCAGCAGGCATGAAAAAGACAAAGGGTATTGTAAAAGCAGAGGTGCTAAACATCAACTATGCCAAAACCAATAAAAAGCCCATATCAGTAAACAAAGGAGATACGGTTCTATTTAATCCACTAATAACCCAAAAGTATCAAATCAATGATAAGAAGTTTGTAATTATAAACCAAAGCCATATCTTAGCAAAGGAGGTATAAAAAATAATTTATTTGGTAATGTAAAAAAGTTTATTTTTGATAAACTTTTACCTCCATGTCATTACAAGAGCAATTTGATTTTTTAAACTTTTGGATTAACAAAAGCCTTGGGTCATTCTACACGGTAGGGGAGTTAGAATTAATTTTGGATAGAGGGTCGCTCTCATTATACGAAGATTTATATCCCAAATACGCAACCTCCCAAAGAATAAAAGATGCCCTTGCTCCGTTCAGAGCCACCTATAATTTCACTCCATCAACAACAGTTTCAGGATATATTGTAATACCATCAGACAGCAACTACCTTAATTTATTAGACGTTCAGACTACCTTTCAAATAAGCAATACTACTGTTTATGCTCCCGTTACAATGGTTAATGAGGATGAAAGAGCAAACAGGCTTAACTCACAAATAGACCCTGTTACAGTTACAAGTCCAATAGGAGAGATTATAGCACCAAGATTTATAAGATTATACCCCACAGCAGCACCGGGATATACAGGAACGGTAACTTATTTCAGGCGACCCGTTAAACCTGTATTTGGATATAGCGTTATTTCAGGTAGGGTTATTGTTTATAATGAGGCAACTTCAACTCAATTAGAGTGGTCAGAGTCATGGGTAAATGTAGTGCTTATGAAGGCATTATCATCAATAGGGATAAATTTAAGTTCACAGGAGATACAGCAATATGCAGAGTTGAAAACCCAATCCAATTATCAAACTGTAAATATGGTTTAATATGGCAACAGGGATAAGAAGTTTTTTATCGGAGAGGTTTTCGGACGACACTAAGAAGTTGACGGATAAGCAGCTTTCGGAGTTTGCTAACTTTAGCGGGGCTGGTTCGGGAGATTTGGTGACGAGTTTTAATAAGCGGTTATTGAACAAAGGTTTTATAGATAATAACTCAAACTATGAAACATCTATGGGTGCGAATGTAAAGTCAGAGGGGTTTCAGCCAAATAAAAATGCCAATTCAATAATGCCAGCAATAGCAATGCAGGCAATAGTAAACGCAAAGAAAATGGGCATTAAAAATGTAGCTGAATTTTTAGCAAACAAAGACAATATCATCAGAGATAAAACACACAATCAGATGGTAAACGACCCTATGTTTAAAAGAATGTACCCAAATGCAATTCAAACTATTGCACAACTTTATGTGGATAGGAATAACGAATATAAACCAACAGAATAATGGCTACAACACTATACAGAATTGCCGAGGAGTGCTTAAAGGCTTTAAGCGGTGGTAATATCGCTGGAGCTTCTAATATTTCTTTGGGAGAAATGAAGATAAGTATTTGTCAGGTAGCTAACCAATTATTAAAGGTAGAGCATTTTTCAGTTAATGAAAAGATGGCTGAAAAGATTGATAACGGAGCAGTAATAGGATGGTATGAAGATATTTCAGTTACAAGTTTCAATGGCAAGAGTACTGCAACATTACCTATAAAACCAATTAAGCTACCAAGAAATATGGGAGTGTTTGGTATATATCCTAAGTATGAATCAAATGGTAATTACGAACTTGATAAAGAGTTTATTCCACTACAAATGGGGCAATCAGCTTTATTAAAATCACAACCAATGATTAATGATTTATTAGGACAAGTAGGCTATGAGAATTACGGCATATCAATTGTTTTTACAAAGGACATTAAAACAATGTTCCCTAATATCGTATTAGCTATGAGGTTAGCAGTATTAGATTTTAGTCAGTATAGCGACTATGATGTTTTACCTTTGCTCCCAGAGCAGGAGTGGCAGATAAAACAAGAAGTAATTAAATTATATTCAGGCGTAGGCGTTGCTGATTTGTTAGTGGATTCAAGTAACAAACAACAGCAAAATATTCCTGTACCACAACAAAAACAAACATAATGCAGTTACTTACACTTGACATAATTTGTAGGAGGTGGTTGCTTGAACGGGGACTGCCAGTTCATTATTATTTAGAAGCATTACTACATGGGTCTGCTGCTATAAGAGAATTAGCAAAAGATACTTTAAAGATAGTAAACACTAAAAACCTACCTGTAAATAGCTATGGTGCAATGGACTTACCTGATGATTTTAAAGATGATGTAGGTGTGTTTTTTGATATGGGCAGCACATTAAAACCAATACCTCACAAAGAAACACTTAACCCAATAAGAAGGTATAATGAAACTACTTCTCAATTTGAAGTACCAATGATAGAAACAAATGGTACTACATTTAACGGGGTAAACTTTTTTGGCAGCAGTAACTTCTTATGGTTTTGGAATATTAATGAATACGGGGAACCAACAGGTAGATACTTCGGTGCAGGCGGTGGAACAACATTAGGCTATAAAGTAATTTTAGAAAGAAGGCAGATACAGCTTTCAGCAGGGTTTGAGAATGGTAACATGATACTACAATATGTATCCAATGGACAAGGAGTTGATAACGCTACTCAAATAGAATGGGATGCCTTTAGAGCAATACAAAGTTACATTGATTGGCAGCGTTCACCTAATGCAGCATTTAAAGATAGCCCCGAAGCAAGAACTTATTACAATGAAAAAAGATTATTAAGGAGCAACTTAAATGAAATGAATATAACTGATATTCGTAACGTTTTACATAATTCATACATGGCGACAATTAAAAATTAAATTTAGAAACAATGAGTTTAACTATTTTTACTACCGTTAGCAATATGCTGGTAATTACACAAACAACAGGTCGGACAAGACATTACGGTTCAACCTTGTTAAAAGAAGGTAAGTTTGCCCCAAGTGGTGATGGGTTATCCGTTGACGTTACAGTTGGGGGCGAAGTGATAAGCATACCATACGGTGACGTTCAGGTGAATGTATCAAGGGCAACTACTTTATCACAGGCACTTACGTTACTTAACAGCATCTTTGGTGTATAATGGTATTTAGTGGCAATACAAGCGGTTCAATAAAAAGTGCTTCTGTATCAACGGGAGGCACTTTAGTATCTTATTCATTATGGAACAGGACAGGTGGGGCTATTGTGGTTAATATTGGTATAGTTATTTCGAGTACTGATAGGTATATTTATTCTGCAAATTTAGCAGCAGCAGGTTCAACGGGGAGTTCTTTTTATCAAACAGTTAATATAAGTGTGCCTAAAGATGCAGAGATATTAATAAGCACAAGCGGTTCAGTAGATTATTATTTTACAGTTGAATAATGGCATTAGAAACTATCATATTAGAGAAGGGGAAACTTATAGTAACGTTAGTTAGTAGTATTGGCGGATTAATTGGAACTAATGTAGCTCTTAATTTTGGGTATATACAAAAGGTAAACCAACTAACCGATAGATTTATAGTAGGGCAAACCGTAATGTTTGATATTATAAACGCAATACAGTTTATGGAAATAAGTGGTACAAAGTTTTTTTTAATAAACGAAAGTGATATACAATTAATAGAATTAGACGTATAGATGCCAACAGAAAGAAAATATTTAGCAGACCCTCAATCAAACGGATTAAATGCTGATGATTCTTTATTTGCCATACAGGTAAATGAAGTTATAAATATGCAGGATTGCAGGATTGGTAGTACTGATAAAGGGGTAACAGGAACGGTTGAAAGCGTTGGCGGTACATTATTATTATCTACTCCATCTCCCTCTGTATCTTTTATTGAATTAGGTAATGAGCCTGACGAAGTAGGTAACAGGATATTATATTTTTATTACAACCTGAATACAAGCGAACATAAAATAGAGGTTTACGATAAGACAGATAACATAACTTATTTAGCACTACTTTCTTCGCAGGTAGAAGGTGGATTGAATTTTAGTAAAGACCATCCAATACATAGTTGCAGAATAGAGAACGGCATAGCCTACTGGACAGAGGGTTATAATCCTCCACGTAAGTTAAATATTGATGCGGCTATTAAAATGAATAACCCATCTTATTCAACCTCACAGGCAGCATATACAAACCCACTTGAAAAAAGCGTTATTACCATAATAAGGAAACCGCCTGCATTACCATTGTTTTGTAATAAGAGAACAGATGGCGTAACGGTTAATAATGTAGCAGACTTTGCAGGGCAATTCTCATGGAGATATATTTATAGAGATGGTGAGGTAAGTGTTTTAAGTGAACCGTCAAACTTTGTAAATTATAACAGCATTACAGATACTTATGATACAGTTGCAGTAGTATCAAGTCTTGATGAGCATATACCACAGGATGTACAGCAGGTAGATTTTTGTGTACGGTACGGTAACTTTGGTAACTTCAATGTAATTAAGTCCTTCAATAAAAACATTGCTGCCGACTTAGCACTTATTAATTTACACAACAACGGCATTAACCCTCTTGATATAACATTCTTAAATGACAGGATAGGAATAGCACTCGATAGTGCTTATTCAGTTAAGCCATACGATTCAGTACCGTTACTATCAGAGGCACTTGAAACAGGGTTAAGCAGATTGTTCTTAGGTAATAATACAGAAGGGTTTGCTACACCTGTACTAACTTCACTTGCAGCTACAGCAGTTACAGATACCAACCATGCGCCATTTCAAAACCCTGTATTTAAAGCGGCAGGTGTTTATAATATAGGAATTGTATTTAGAGATTTTTATAAGAGAGTGGTAGGCAATGTTGTAACCGTTGATGCGTTAAAGTTTCAGATTGATGATAAGGATTATAACGTAACCACATACACTAAGGCAATAGCATGGACTTTATCTAATGCAGCAGCAACCGATGAAATACCAATAGAAGCATATTATTACAGTATAGTAGTAACGCAAAATCTTAAAACAAGGTTCTTTATAGATGCCAAAGCAGCAGCTATGAAGTATGCTATTAAGAACCCAACAACAGGGGTTATTACTTATACTGATACCTATGCAAGCGATGCTTACGGGTTAGCTATTGATGCAAGCTATCTACCAACAGAGGGCATGGGTTATCAGTATCAGGCAGGAGATGTAGTTAAGTTATATTTAAGTGCAAGTGCAACAATATATTCATTGCCAGTAATTGCACAAGACGGGAGTTATATCATTTCTAAGTTAGAAAACTTAGGCAGCTTTGCTACACAACCCAATATTATTTTTGAAGTATATACCCCTTACAAAGAATCGGCAACAGAACCATATTATACTTTTGGAGAAACTTTTTCAGTAACAAATGCAGGTACTGGTGGCAGACAGTATTCAACTATATCAGGAGATATTTTTGGAGATGTTTATTTGTTTAACAGAGCATATCCATCAGGTAGTTATGTAGCAGAGAATATGTCACCTAATCCTAAACATTGGAGCGAATGGTTGGGTAATTGGGGTGAACAAAACTTTGTTATTTATTCAAAACAAGTAGTAAAACATACAGCAGTAAGGTGGAGTAATGTATTACGTGAGGGTACTGAAAATAATGGGCTAAGTACCTTTGATGCACTTGATGAAAAGATATTGCCTTTTGATATGGGGGCATTAAGAAAATTGCAGCAAACATCAAAGGTTCAGGAACAGGGTAATATCATGTTGGCTATCGGGGAGCAACAGACGGCATCTTTATATTTAGGAGAGGTTCAGGTGGTAGGAGCGTCACAAAATGCTTTCCTTGCATCTTCGCCTAATGTAATAGGAACAGTTAATGTGCTTAAAGGAGATTTTGGAACAACAATGCCAACATCAGTAACAGAATACAGAGGTACAGTTTTATGGTACGATATAAATAATGGTAGGTGGATACAATATGCAAGCAATGGGTTGTTTCCAATATCGAGTTACAAAATGACAAGATTTTGGAAGCAATGGAGTATTCAGTTTTTAAGTATGACAGCAGCACAAATTGAGGTATTTGGTGGCAGACCATTTGTTTTTGCAACGGTTGACCCTGCACACGATGAGTTATTGATTTCAATACCGCAACTTACATTTGACCCACCAAAAGGTTATTTACCAACTTACCCTACACACTATACGCCATTTATACCAAGCCCTCCTGTATTCCCATTTGATATACTGGATTTTAGAGGGAAGACAATAGTGTACGATTTAAAGTATAGCAGATGGAGGGGTAGTTTTTCATTTGCTCCCGAAGGATTTTCTGTATTACAAAATCAATTATATTCCTTTAAGAGTGGGCAGTTATACTTGCATAACCAACAGAACCAATGTAATTATTACGGAGTGCAGTATAATCCAAGAGTTATGTATGTGCCAAACATAGAACCTACAATGCCTAAGTCGTATAATGCGATTGGAGTTCGTTCAAATATAGTTCCATTATTTACTGTACTATATAACCTTTACCCTTATCAGCAGCTAACGGATTTACTGGATTATGACTACAGGGATATAGAAGGAATATGGTACGCAACATTCAGGAGAAACATCATGCAACCCACAGCAACAGGGTATACAGCGACAAGTTTATTGACAGGGGAAAAAATGCGTGGAGTAACTATGATGGCAATGTTGGAATTTTCAGTAAATACCGTACCTTTAGAACTGAAATTTATAGATATAGATTTTTCAATATCACATGGACACGTCCCTAAAACAACATCACAATGATAGGAGCATTATTAGGCTTAGGAGCAGGCATAGTGGGAGGCATAGGTAAAATGATTGGCAGAAAAAAAGCCAATCAGCAATTAGAAACCCTATTAGCCAAAGACCCTAAGTACACCGCAAACCCCGAAGTAGCTAACCGATTAGGATTAGCAAAGACTTTATTAAACTCCCGTATGCCCGGTGCAGCAGCAGCCGAAAGAAATATCTACGGTAGTCAGGCAAATACTATGGGTAGTGTATTAAGAAATTCAACAGACGCAAGTCAGGCATTAGCAGTAGCAGCAGGAGTAGGTGGACAAACAAATCAGGCATTTGGAGATTTAGAACAACAGGAAGCACAAGATTATCAACGTAGATATGGTAATTTAGTAGGCGCACAAGATGCAGAAATACAAGAAGGAGATAAAGTATTTGGCGACCAAGTAAGAAGGTATGGCAATGAAGTACAGGTAAGAGGCGCACAAAACCAAAATAAGCAGGATAATTGGGGAGATATTTCTAATTTAGGATTCGGGATTGCAGACTTTGGATTATCTGGCGGGTTTAATAATATATTTGGGGGTAAAAAAAGTAATTCAAGACCATTGACAGGTTATGTTGGAATGAGAGATAGGATGCCGTCTATACGTAATTAAAATATATGGAATTAATATACAAAATAAAAAAATTAATACCTTTCACAAGTAAGGCTATTCATCATAGAAGGGGGTTTTATGTTGATGGGTGCAAGGTTGAAATAACAGAGGATTTATTAAAGGAATATGAGTTGATAAAGTTTTGGAGTAAAGTTGATATAACTGCACAACATAATCTTTGTTGGGAATGGAATGGCGCAAAAAAAAATGGGTATGGCAATTTTGGAATAAATGGAGTTACAAAGATAGCAAGTAGATTATCTTACGAGTATCACAATGGTAGTATTCCAGATGGATACCATGTTTGCCACCGTTGCGATAACAGGTCATGCGTAAACCCTCATCACTTGTTTTTAGGCACTCGTACTGACAATATGAGAGATATGGTTTCTAAAGGAAGGAACGTAGTATATTTAGGGGAGGCGAATTTTAAGTCTAAATTAAAAGATGAAGATATTGTAGAAATAAGGAAATTTGCAAAGATGGGTATTGATGTAGCAAAAATTGCTTATATATTTTCTGTGTCAAAAGTAATGATTAGAAATATAGTTAAAGGTAAAAATTGGAAACACATATCAATTAATAATTAATAATGGCACAACTTGATTTAAGAGGGTTTACAACACCAGAGCAATCCTTTGGTGGTTTGTACAAAATGGGAGATACGTTAGACCGTAACAGGCAGCGTACAGAAATGTCGCAGCAGAGAGATGCTGCCAATAAATCAATGAAAGCTAAATTTTTAGAAAACTATTTAGACCCAAAAGAATATTTAACAGGAACAATAAACGACCCATATATAACAGAAAGGTTAAGTAATATTTTACAGAAAGGTTCGGTATTAGCAAATGAAAAAGGAGTTGATGCTAATATGATGCAGATGGCATTGTCAACAGATGTAAATAAATTAACCAAAGAAGTACAGAACATAAAGGAGGTTGAAAGGCAGAGAAAAGAAAGCAGCGATTTATTAAAAGGTAGAAAAGGAATAGACCCACAGAAATACAACGAACATTTTAAGCGTTCTGCTTATTTTAATGAAGATGGTACGTTAAAAGATTTGTCGGATATTGACCCGACAAAAAACTATGCAGACGAAACTTTCCGTAATGGTGAAATTTACACACCCGAAGGAATAGACGAATTTGTTAAGGGTTCAGGTAAGAATACCTATTCTGCAAAATTAAAAGTACAGAATGGGCGTGGTGGGTTTGAAGATAAGGGTGTTTCAATAACCTCTCCTTCATTTATGATACCCGACAAAGACGGCGCAGGTAATCATGTAGGGTTTGTTCCTGAATGGGAATATGCCACATCAGAAGGTAAGAATGTGCCACATGATTTTTATGATGCCAGTACAGGTAAATACCAAAAGGCAGATGTAAGAATGGTAACTAAGGATGTGTATGGAGCATTACCGCCCGAAGCAAAAGCATACCTTAGACAAGAGGCGATTAAGTATGCCAAACAACATAACGTTGAACCAAGCTCGCCAGAGGTTGATAACTTCCAAAGAACATTAGCCTATGATGAAATAAAGCGTTCAGAAAAGCAAACCTCATCATTCAGACAGAATGAAGAAAAAAGAGAAAACCCAATTAAAATATATACAGGTGGTGGTAGTAAGCCAACAGAAAAAGAAAAGTCAAATGCCGTATCTGCTGATAATTTATTTAAGACACTTGATGATATAACACCAAATGAAAAAGGAGATTTAGATGTTACGGATTTATTTGCAGGGCTGAATATTCTTAGTCCAATAACAAAGAAACCGCTAAAGCCTGAATTTACAGGGTTTAATCCAAAAACAAAAGTGTTTACATTTATGTCGGATGGAGTTGAAGAAAAAATACCATACCATAAAATGTATTCACTATTAGCAACAGCAAATAGCGGTATAGATAAAGGTTGGTTTAGTTCTTTTGAGAAATACAGTAGAAGCGAAGGCGCAAAAAATGAACCCGCTAAACCTAAAGAAAAAAAGGTAGGATTTTTAGGTACAATGAAAAATCTTATTAATAAAGGTTTGGAGGCATCAAAACAAAAAAGTAAAACTCCCGTTTATAAAGGATTAGACCCACAGGGAAACCCAATATTTGAATAATGTCAGATTTAACACCACAGCAACGGGCGCAATTGGATAGCAACATTAAGGCTATGCTTAGTAAGGGGGCAAGCCAAGATGATGTTATTAAGTATTCAAATGACTTTAAATTAAAGTATGACCCATCAGTAAAAAAAAAAGAACTTACACCTTCTACTTCTTTGGGTGAACAATTACCTGTACAAAGTAAATACTTTGATACTCCGTTTGATAAAACACTTGATTCCCCAGAAATAACACCTTTAATGCCTGAACCTGAAAACGAAGTTGACAAGGCTTTGCGTGGGGTTAATTTATCAAATGCCACTAAAAAAGTATCAGTTAATAAAGTAGAGAAAGGGGATGGTATTACAACTTTTGACAAAACAGTATCGGTTAATGAATATGTGCCTGATGAAGAAAAAAGAGCATCTGGTAAATCAGCTATAGACGAACTTATAAAAGCAGGGTACGATAAAGATTTTATAGAAGGGGTAAAAGATTTGCCAGAATTGGCTTACAAAAATGAAACTACATCAAAGCAGAAACTTGCTGAAATATACAAACAAAGCCCAATAAAATTTAATGAACTTACTAATGAAGCAAAAGTAAGGTACTCTATTATAGATGCTGCTTATAAAAATGCACATGAAAGATTACCAGAAGAAGATGCTGATAGGAATTATAAAGCAAGTCAGGAGGCTTTAATGGTAGGTAATTTATTTACGGACTTATCTAATGACATTACAGATTTTAATTCTTTTCAACAGGCAATAGCAGGTAAGAAAGAAATACTTGATAATGTAGTAACCGACCCTAATGCCAATAGAAGGCTTACTGAAAAATTACAAGCAGTTTATGCAAAATCAATTAACCCAAATACAAAAGGATTTCAGGAGGATTATAATAACTCTGAATTTAATGGAGTATTAGATATAAACCAGTATGCAGGATTAAAAACACTTGAACTATTTGATAAAGAAAAGTATAATAACATTAAGAATATACTTGGGTATAAAATTACGCCACAGTATGCAGTTGATGTAAATGTTACACCAGATGAAACAATAAGAAGCCTTACTACTGATAGCCTTTTAGCATCACGCATGGGCGGTAAAGTAACAGGCAAAACAACAAGCGAAAAAATAGGCTTAGAAACAGCTTTACGAGAATTAAATAAGTTAGGCTTAGATAATGAAGCTGATGATATAAAAAGGTATCAATATGATTTGATAGGCGCATCAAAGAATGTAAAATCACAGGAGGAATTAGATGCTATAAAACAACAGTTTGATAATTCTAATAGTGCATTACTTGATTTAGAAAACAAATTTAAAGAGGATGATAAGCGTTACCCACTAACAGCAGAATTAAAATATGATATGCAGCTAAAAGAAATTTTAGATGATAGAGGTGTATCTGTTTTGGGGTGGTTGGGTAATAAGTTCTCTCATAACATGGGAACTACTGTTGATGCAGTTGAAAATACAATAGTATCTTTATTTGGGAGCGAAAGGGATAAAGCACAATTATCATTACAAAGGACAGGGGAGGTTAAGAAATATGAGAGCAGTATTTATTTGCCAGAAAGTGAAAAAAAAGAAAATAGCCCATTTGTATTAAAGGCATCTAAAGATTTAGATAAAAAAGCGAAAGAAATAATAAACGGGAAAGATTTATCAGACCTTAATGCAGAAGAAAACCAAAAATTAGTTGATTTAGTAAAAGAGCATCAAGATGAAATTGCTTATGAAAAGAATGATAAAACTGGCACTAAAAATTTATTTAGTAAAGCAACAGGGCTTCATGTAGCAGGCTTTACTACCGACTTGGCTTCATTTTTTGCACAGATGGGTATTTTTAAAGGGTTAGGAATGGGTGCTAAATTAGCAGAGGCTAACGCATTATACACTTCAACTTATGGCGAAGATTTTAACCAACAGGTAGCTAATGGAGTGCCAGTTGATAAGGCGCATAGCCACGCTACACTACATGGCGGTATAATGGCATTGATGGTTAAGTTTGGTAGTAAGTACGAAGCAGTACAAAATATGCTTAAAGGTGGCAAATCTCCTTTAGCTAAAGAAATAGCAGGCATAAGCAAAGAAGCATGGGAAAGATTATATCAAAGTAATAAGTCGATAATTTCAAGATTAGGGCAGGCTGCAAAGAATGTAGGGAAAGAGCAAGCTAAAATGGTAGGTACTTTTGGAGTAGCAGCACCACTACTTACTGATATTGCTGATAACGCATTATTGCATGGTGAAAAATCTGCACAAGAAATGGCAGATAATGTAGTAGTTCATGCAAAGGATATGGTAATAGGCTCTGCTGCTTTAATATTATTTGGATTAGGAAAAGGTTCAATGAAGTACAAAGCTAATCCTTTAGAGAAAGCAAATATTTGGGAGTTAGGAACTAATCCTGAAATAAATAAACTATTAATAGATGAGAAAGTTACATCAGGGGAGTTAACTAAGATTGAAGGTGAAAATTATAAAAAAGCAGTTGATAATGTATCATCTTTAATATTGCAAGTACCTGCCGATAATGTAAAAGGCAAATTAATACCTGATGCTAAAAGGAATGATTATTTATTTAACTTAGTAACTAAGCAAAGGGCAAAAGAGTTATCAAAAGAACTACCTGAAAAGCAAGCGGCAAAACAAGAGTTTGAAGGGAAGGTAGCAGAACAAAAAAATAGTTTAATAGTAGAGCCTAAGACGGAGGCACAGTTATTATCTCAAAAAGTAAAACTTGAAAAATTACTTGAACGCAATACAGGGGCGAATGTAGAAAACCCATTGAATGAAAAAGAAGTAATTGAGATTAAAGCAGAGTTACAGGCTATTGAAGAAACGTTAGCTGAAAATCCAAAAGAACCTTCATTTGAAGAAAAGTATAGAAAAGAATACCCTACATTTAAAAATTCATCTGATGCTGCTATAAATGATAGCGCAAAAGAAAATGCTACTGACGACCCTGTAGTTTTTATTGAAAAATTTGGGCAAGAAAAATTTGATACCTTAGTAAAAGATTTACCAACAAGTGAATTACAGAGCAAATTAGATATGCTACTTAAAGTAAATCCTGATAATAAAGGAGTAGATATACTGGATAAGATTATTTCAGAAAGGGAAGCATTAGAACCACCCAAAGAACCCGAACTAACCACAGAGCAAAAAGTAAAAGAACTGGAAACAGAAAGAGATAGTGAGGTATTGAAGTTAAGTAAGCCAGAGGTAAAGATGGAGTTAATACAGAGTAAGGATTTGGTTAATTCTAAAGACCCTATTGGTAGCAAAAAACAACATGATACTATCAAAGAAAAGTACAAAAGATTAAAAGAACTAATTGATTGTTTACATGGGTAATGAAATAGACGATAAGGAATTTGAACTTGAATTGGCGCAAAAAAACCACAAGGAACTAACAACCTCTTTGGGTAAACTTGCTGCTGCCATAAGTGAAGATAAAGGAGATGTAGAAATAGCGAAAGCCATAGTGAAACAAACAGATGATTTTGTAAAAGCGATAGCCAACCTCCCCAAGCCTGAAACCCAAAAATTACCCGAAGTTAAAATAGAATATAATCACGAAAAATTAGTAAGTTTGCTTAACGGATTTACAGATAATATAAAGGGGAGCAACCAAAAAGTAATTGAGGCACTTGAAAACAGGCTTTTACCAGATACATTTGAATTAGTAAAGGGATATGGAGGAGAAACGCAATCAGTAAAGGTTAAATATAAGTCAGCAAAAGAAATAAATTCTAAAAAATAAAAACAATAAATCATGCCAAAGGGTGTAACCACAGCAAACGACACAATTAATGCCATACTAAGGGCGGTTGACCCTGCATGGCGAAGCGGTGCAACGAGATACGTTTCACTACACACAGCTACTCCCGGTGCAGGAGGCGACCAAACAACTA